TTCATATGTGCGAGTGTTTGCAATATTTGATGACGAATCATATGAAATTGAACGTATACGTGCAGTACCCACTTTTGTATTTGAAATTTTTGCAGTTGAAGTTACATCAATTCTTGAATTTGGAACGCAATGTAAATCAACTGTAGCTAAACTATTAATCGGTGGAGTACCGTATATTGTGTTAGCAAAAACATAGTTACCATAATCAGCAGTAATTCTACGATTATTAAATGCTACAGTATTTCGTGGTTTAGGAAAGGTAATAGTTGTAGGTGCAAGTAATTCTACTTCACGACCAAAAACATAAGCTTTGCCAGAAGAAATAGTTACATTGGCATTTTGTGTATTGGCTGTACTATTCTGTAATGAAATATTAAATGGACGAACAGTATAATTACCTGATTCATCAAAAGTTCTACGTGCTAATTGATCTTCCAAAACGGCATATTGTGGGTCTTTATAGTTTCTGGTCAATAGTCCGTTTTCGATTCTAGCCAATTCAATGAATTTTGTTGTGTCGGTAGATTCCAAAGAACGTGTAGATAATGTTAACTGAACCTTAAAGCGGTCTGATCCAGGTGCTTGAAAGTTACTTGCATTCTGTGCAGGATCTAATAAAGAAGTATCAGAAGTGTACGATTCTATAGATTCAGTAATTTCAAAACCAATCAATGCATTAGCATCTGTGGTGTACTTAGATAGTGATATTGATTGTGCATCGTTTTTGATGAAAAACCCATCATAGTAAAATACACCCTCAGTGATAGAAAATGTTTGCCCCACACCAACACCAGCAGAGGCAACATTAGCGGCATCGGGTATATTTGTTAATGATGCATTATATGTTTGAAATGTTTCGCCGGGAGTAAATGCATCGCCATATTGTTGAGAGATCAACAGTGTAATTGGATCACCAGTTCCTGCATCCGCATCAAAGGCTTTTATAACTTGAGCACGTTTAGTAGGATCAACAACGTTATCAACAATAATTTGATCAACAAAATTATTGGCGTTTACTGCCGATCCAGCATATTCTGGATTCAATTTTAACGAAACAACATTTTGTACAAATGTTTTTCCACCAGTAACTACAGAACCACTTTTGAAAACATGATCACCAAAACGTTGAACTTGTTTTTGTAAGAGTGTTTGGACTTGAGTTAATTCACGTGCCTGTACAGCATAGCCAGGTTTAAATAACATGCGAAGATGAAGTTTATCCTCATCATAATCATCGTAGTATGGATTTACATTAAAATTGGTGTTGATAGCCATTAGTTAACCTTTAAAATCTAATAATTAGTTTTATATTCTCAGCTTGACCTTCAGTTCTTGTGGTCGCTGTGATGTTTTCAACATGTAAAATGTCACCAGTTTCTGGTTCAAATTCTGGATTTGATACTGAAACTAATGCTCTCGATACACCTGAAGTTGCTCCTATTACAGGAAAACCAGTAGCAAAAGTGCCAACAACGTGAGTCAATTTAACAGTAATGCCGTCAACACTTTGATCGTTTACAAAACCATATGCTGGTGAATTGTTTGGATTCAATCCTTGATATACATATTCATCTTTAATATATGATGCACCAGCAACTAAACTAAGATCAGTAGTCTGTGAAATTACAGAATTTGCACCTAAAGCAATATTCGTCTCACCATATTTATAGGGATCAATCAATAGACCATACTGTCTAAATGTTGTATTTGAAGATATTTTACCATTTTCTGTACTATCAAGTTCACCTAATCTGATTGAAACCATAACACTATTTGCACTTAATTCTTGTGCTGGTTTTCGGGCATGCCCATATTTTGGCGGAAGAATTGGACGTGCGGTTGCACCTGAACCTGTACCGTAAATGAATACATTTGCTCTCTTATAATCAGTACCAATTGTAGACACAGTAATTTTACTAACCTGATTATTTGCAAGTGTTAATGATGTCAATGTTCCTGTACCATCACCTTCAATAAAAACACGAGTTTTGATTGTATAGTTATTAGCAACACCGCCACTAGCTGTTGTTTTATTTGATAATGTAATTACACCAGTAGTATTAGAAATCGACTCAATATAAGTTTGTGTTGGTATGCCAGTCCCAGTAATCGACAAATTAGATAAGTTTGAAAGACTGGTTATATTAAAAATACTTAACATTAACGAGGTGTTCGATAATGCTATTGTTGTTTGTCCTGCCAAAAATCCATCAATACGAACATTCGATTGCTCATAATAATTTGAGCCTGAATTTAATACATGTATTTTTGTTAATTCTCCAGGCACAACACCAATTGTGCTTACACCATAATCGAGAAAATCTGTAGATGCAGGAACCGGAATCCAATCACTAGTTAAAAACTTGTTTGATGGTTTAACATTAAACATATATTTCCAAATATAGCCATCGGGAGTAGAAATATTACCATTTGATGTTGTATAATCTCCAGTTGGTTCTACTGTCGAATTTGCAGAAGCATTATTTGAAAGACATTTGTATACATTTCGTGCCGATGTCATGATATACATCGGCTTTAAATTTAACGATGTATTTGTGGATATCAACTCTGAAAAATCGATCTTATCGTCATAATTACGATATCTTGTATTTGCAGTCCAAGTGTAACGAGGAATAACTATCTCAACGTCATTACCAGTAATTTTCTTTGCGGCATAGATATTTCTCCACACTTCTTTTTCTTCTTGTATAGAATCTCCAATATTCGGAGGAGTGTTCTCATCATTATAGGGAAGATGATTGCCTATAAACACATATCCGATTGTTGGATTTGCTTCATAGAATCCTTCTTTAAATTGTTCTGCCGCATTAAACGGTAATTTGTTTGTGGTTACTGAAGTCATAATTTCTATTTATCTCTATACAATAAGTAAAACTTGTGAATTGGCTAATTGAGTGAATGCACTTGTTACTGATAAGTTAGTATTACTAATAATAGTACTAATGGTTCGAATTTCACCATTGACAGCAACATTTGAACCTATTGAGAGGATACCCAATGTATTAGCAACATTAAATTTTGTATTTGTCCCGGTTATGTATATTGTATTTGCTACATTAATCAATCCTGATACTTGATTTTGTTTTGTTGCAATAATAGATATATTTGCGGTATTTGTTGTTAATCCGCTGAATGTAGCTTTTCTGTTTAGACCTGCATAATTTACAAAGCCTACAGGATGCAATAAATCTTTAACTAATTTTTTATAACGAGAGAATTCAATTTCCGAAGAAGTAATATACGAATAATCAATATAGTAATTCGATCCTTGAATTTTATTGTCGAGTGCAGACAACAAAGAATCCGAGCTAGTCCAACGTCCCGAAGATTTAATAATTACTTCTTCAATTTCTGCGCTTGCTGTGGCTGATCCGTCACCAATACCATCAAGGCGAAGTGTTGGAATAACTTGATACCCTTCACCAGCATCAACAATTTGAATTTCTAAAATTTCACCAGGTTTTCTTCCTCCAGAACTAGCATAAAGACGTTCACCATCAGAAGCTACGCAATAAATTTCTATATTCGCATCTACTCCACCAGTAGAAGAAACAGATACGGTTGGAAAGTTATTTTGTATGTATCCTATTCCACCCAGCATTGTTCTACCATAAACTCCAAGTTTTTTGCCAGTTGCTGTTGTCGTAAATGCGACATTTACATTACAACCAGTTAAACTTGAAATTGTATTAACAAAACGAACTTCATTATTAATTACAATTTTATCGCCGGGTTTTAATTCATTAATAAAATCGGTAGAAACTCCAGCTACAGTTACATTATTATTTGCTATGCTAACTGTACCAGATACTCTACTAGGTTGTATTTCAATTAAAGTAATTCTTCCAGTAGAATTTACTCGACTCACTACTGCCGCAGCACCCTGACCATAAGTGCCTATAGGATTCGGCCCAAAAAGAATTTCATCTCCAGGAATATATCCTGATCCGCCATTGTTAATTTGTATTTTGCCTATTGAGCCAAAAGATTTGACAGATTGTCTTACGGTGTTAGCAAGATAAGATGCACCCTCAGCATCTAAATCAGGAATAAAACTAACACTTGCATTTGAAGTTAAAAAAGCTACATTCGTAATAGGACCAACTGTTAATGTTTGGTATGTTAATGCATTTGCTATTGTTGTATATACATTTTCAGCAGTATTTAACGTTGAAGGAAATCCATAATCCGCAGCAGAAATTAAAACATTTTTATAATCATTAATTAAATCTGTAGATATCGTATATGTATTTCCTGATACATTTCCACTAACATCAACACCATCAACAGATAATGCTAATGCTGTAGAAATATTTTGTACAATATTCACATTCGAAAATAATGTAAAACATGCGCCGCCATTTACGACTTCAATTCGATTTAAGAATCCATCAAAAATTTTAGTAACAATTGCAGCAGCTTCACGACTAGGATTTCCACCAAACACTATAATTGGATCGCCTACATTATAGTTTGAACCACCCTTAGTAACATTAATTTTTTTAATATTCGAAAGTGCTTTGCTGCGAATTTCAATTAAATTTCCATTAACATCTACAATAGGAATTCTAATTATCTCACCATTTAAAAATGTACCAACAATTGTTCTTGTGTCTACATTTAAATCTATAGGAAAACCTACATTTACCCTATCTGTAATAATTCTTTTTGATGCAATTTCAACTAAAGCTACAGCGCCAGATGTTAATCCAATAATTTGTCGATTATTAAATAATGTATATTGGAAATCTTTATAATAAACTCTAACAATTTGTCCATTTGTTGGCGCAACATTAAAAGTTATTTTGCGATATTCTTTTTGAATCGTAAAACCGGTTGTTTGTAAAACATTATTAATGTAAACCGTTATTTCATCGGCGGTAACAATTTGCGCCAACATAAACGTTTTAGTTTTTCCATTGGCAGTATATACTGAACTAATATCCTCAGCATTAATACGAAATTTATTATCAATTTTCCAATTACCATCCGATGCACGAAGTACGTTATTTTTCGGATAAGTGATTTCCAATTCGGTATCGAATACCAAACGAAACAAAAGTTTAAATGCTTTCTCATTACCTTTCGAAAGATATAAAGGTAAAAGATTTTTTAATAAAATTGTTTTATCTACTTCTACATTACGAGGAACTAATGATGCATAGGTATTGAAAAAACTTTGTTCAAACTCATCGATTGATTCATCAACATCCGATATAGTTCGTAAATTCTTAGCTTTAGTTATAAGATCGTTATTTATTCCCGTTTGTTTAGTTTCAAGGAATTCGTAATAGGCTTCAAGAAAAGAAATAAAAGCAGGATACTCGTCCCGAATAAACTCAGGAACTTGACGATTCACAAATAGAGAAGTTTTTAACTCTGACATTAGAATTCTGCCGACTCAAGATTAGTAATTATTGAAGTCGGATCATCCGCATCAATAGATATAATTGTATTTCTAATAGTATTGACAATAGTTTTCTCTGCTTCTGTGGTTAAACGAATTGTACCATCTGAAGTTGTGACTGAACGAATATTAATATCGTTAATATAAATTAATCCAGTATCATATTCTACACTACCAGCATTTTCATCGACAATTTGACGTTGTGCATTCGTATCATAATATACAGTTCTCAATGTTCCAGTTTTTGCATCAATAACAGCTTCAGCCTGACCACCAAAACCACTACCACCAGATATAGTAACAACAGCACGTGTGTAATCAATACCACGTGAAATGATTTCTATGTTTTGTATTTTACCATTAACTATGATAGCAACAGCAGATGCACCTGTGCCATCACCAGTAATAGTAATCGTAGGTGGAGTAATATAACCAGTACCTGCATTTGTAACTTTGAATGATGAAATGCCAGAGAATGATTGAGGAATTTCTTCAAATTCTACCTCACGTTCTATACCATTAATATCTAACACTTTAAAAGGATTCGATATTAATTTATTATTAATTGTGCCTCTACGAATAGATGCATTAAATGCGATTGTATAATTTCTTGCCACGTTTAAAATTGGTATAAAACGTTTTTGTAATTTTACAGAAGTTCTAGAACCGACAATAGAATTTATATTTGTTTTAGCGATATTTTCTTGTAGTTTAGAAAGCACGAAACGTGAAGAGAATTTATTTAAATAAAGATTATTATAAGTTAACACTGCATCACGAACCAATGATTTAATCGAGTTTTCGGAATATGTTGTTTTCTTAGGATCATATGTAACAACATTTTCAATATTGACAAAGAGATATTCTGGATCACGAATAATTACGTCGGTAGATACAACCGCTTTAGGTTTGATAATCTCATCAATAATTCTTATTTTTTCTGTTTCTGAAATATAATAGTTAGCTTTAGGTTTCATTGAAACAAAAACTTTACCATACACTGGCAGTTCTTCATCTTCACCACCCCAAACAGAAACCGAATCTAAGTTTGGATAATTTTGCAGAATGTATGTTTCATAATCTTTGTATGTTATCAAACGATTCTGTGTAGTAAATTGCGTTTGTGTGGAAAATTTAATCGAGTCTACAGTTTCTTTTGCAGAGCCGCCAGCGGCAGCAAAAAGAGTATCCACAGTAATATCAGTGTAATTATCTATGGCAGAACTAGCAACAAAAGATGCAACTTTATTTGAAGCATCTCCAGAAGTAATTAAATAACTAACGGTAACAGTAGCACCATCGGGAAGTTGATTTCCAATCACACCATCACCAAAATAAATTTTAAATTTACCACCACGACCTTCTTCTAAAAAGTAAATTCTTGATTCTGCGGTGACATCTAATATATCTTGTGCTAGAGTATATGCTTCAGTTGTTGTGTTAGCAGCATTTGGAGTAACTGATATTTTAATTGTTTTAGTATCAATGTTACCATCAGGCAATTCAAACACCGATTTTGGATTAGAATTACGATTAAATGAATAATTGTAGTTTACAAATTGACCTTCGTATATTTCTAAATTTTCAAAAATGAATGATGTGTTTGACTTGGTTACACTAGAATCATTTAACAGAACAAAACGATAACTTCTATTATCTAACACTTCCGAATAAAAAGTAAAACCTCTTGGTAGTGTAAGTATACCTGTTGCAGCAGAACCAGTTTCTACGGTTACGTTAACAATTGCTTTTGGCGATGTTGTAGAATATGGCGTATAGTTTAACATCTTAGCGTGAGACACAACAGAATCACGAAGAATAGCAGTATCTAAAAATGACTCATTAGCAATCATGTTTAGATAGTATGCATTGTAATGTGTATTGTAAGCAAGCAAATCTAGTAGAATGTTTAAACCTGATCCTTCAAAATCAAAGTCAGTATACTGTGATTGTTGCTGTAAATAATTTTTTAAATTCGTCTTGATTGCATCAAAATCAAGATCGGTAACTTGTAAACGTGCATTGGACATTTATCGAATCCGTTCTAGGAAAAATGTAATACTAACTGGTTGTGTCTGATTGATAACATAAAACTCCATTTGAACATTGAAGCCATTTTTTGCAAGATCGGCAGTAACCGTAATGCTTTTAGCACGTGCTCTAGGCTCATAATTTCCAATCACTTGTAAAATTGCTCTTTCTAAAGCAATTCCCGTAACATCATCAACTGGCTCAAACAATAGCTTACGCACATTCGAACCAATCTCTGGTTGGAATGGTTTTTCGTAAAAGTTCATGAGCACGAGGTTTTTGACAGAGTTAATTACTGCCATATTACCTCTGTGCAGATTGATATCTTTTTTGACCGGATGAATATTAAAACTCAAATCCAGGTCACGATATTCTCGAACGATAGTAGTTTCTACAGTTGCCATCTCTTATTTATTCTAGGTGTTTGTTAATTGTTGTGTTAAATAGCTGGTTCCAATGTAATTATTCACCAAATACGTCTTAGTATTTCCCATCATATTGAATTGATTCAAAAAACTGTAATCGGCAAGTACATCTCTTCCATTTGAAAACATTGTCCAGTCGTGAATACGCCTTGTATATACCATATTATTTGCAGTTGCAATATCAGTCGCAATTGTAGCAATTCTTGATGATGATAAATTTGAACGTATTATCGTTTGCATTCCAACTACAACACTTTGTAACGAGGCATTTAATGCTAGTCGATCAGAGTACAATATATTACTATTTGATGTTAATTCTGGACCAATAAACAAACTTGTCAGCATTCCTAATACTGGACTAGTGTTTTCGACACTATCTGTTTTATTTGTCAATCTCAACATCGAATCACCAACACCCATAGCAGTTTCATACATTGGGATTGTTCCATCCGTGTCCGCTAGTTTATTAACACCCGAAATATTACTCGAATGTGATATGAAACGATACATTTCTAAAATAGCATTATTTGCAGCAATTTCCACATTTGATAAATTCGCTGTATTTGCATCTACACTAAGCAATGTTAGATTTGATATAATCTGATTACAAACGTTTATTGTAGGATTCTTAAAATATCGTGAACGAGATACGACATCATCAGCAATATCAGTTTCCTGCCATTGTGTGATAGTTACAGGCGATGAATTTATGGTCGCAATTGCTTGATCACTTAACGTTAAAGCATCTCCAAATTTACTGGCATCAAAATTATATTGTAATCTTCCGAAAACTGTATTTGTCATTTATTTCTCCATAATATATTAAGGTCCACTTGGATCACCACCAACATCACGTGATATAGGCGGACCAGTTGGCCCAAATTTTACAGGATGTACGTGATTATTATAAACTGTTCGTAGAGTCATTAAGAAACCGCCCATATCGGATACCATACCAAACGTTCCAAGTGGTGCATTAACACTAGCACCAGCAAAAAGACTAAATTTAGTAACTATCGTTCCCGGAACTGTTAAGCCACTAGCAAATCCACAATTAATGCCACCTAAGGTTTCAATACCAGCAAATGGATTTGGTGAACCGGGAATACCTGCAACGATGCCTGTCGCAGCAGTAACTTCACCATCAGAGTAAACCGACTTGGCATGGAATCCACCATTAACGTTCATATCACTTTGTACAAGAACCGCATTCTGTGCGCCTAATCTAATGTCACCAAGCACACCACCAGTTGAAATATCAATGTCACCACCAGCACGAATGAACATTGCTTTGTTTGATTGTACTTCAAATTTGCCACCAACTAAAACTTGATAATCGCCCTTTACTCGTTCAATCTTATCACCTTGAACGTCAACAATTGCATCACCCTGAATAGTAACATTACATTTGCCTTTGATTAACACATAGTTGTTTTTGCTAACAATCTGATAATCATTACCAAATATTTTTTGTACTCTCGAACCATCTCGTTGAAATTCAAAAAATGATCCTGTTGGTCCATGTGATAAACGAACAAATTCTTGACCTTGCTTATTACCCCATATCAACTGATGGCCACTACTAGTTTGTGTTATATCAATATCTGGGTAGTGATCGTAATCAGGAACATCTTCAAACTCAGAACGAGGTTCAGTCCACGAATTTGGTCCTAAACCTCTATTGAGTAAAAACTCTTCTTCATCTTTTGTGTATGCAAAGTTAGAATTTAAATTTGCTCTACCTGCGGCATACACAGATGCCACTTGATCGTCGGTTAACCCGACAAGGTCATCAAATGTATAATTTGTATTTGCAAATGATGTATTTGCTGCACTTAACTCTCCGTCTGCCATGTCATTCCATTTATAAAATAGGACCTAAAATTTGTGTTTTAAATTCGGTGTAACCTGGTATCAATTGAGAGACTAATCTTTCTCTTTCTGCATCAGTTAAACCTGAAGGATTCTGTATAGCATCAATAATTAGTTGAGGCGCTTGTGCTAATATTTGTGCTTCAGTGACAAGAGTATTAGTAGCATTAACTAAATCAACAATATCACCAACAATACTAAATTCACCAGGACCTAAACCAGAAAAAACTTCCCGTACTATCTCAAAAAATCCAGCTTTTAATTCTGCAATAGCTTCTTGGATACATCTATCTAGTAGACGTTTAATATAATCAGGAAGACCTAAAATAAATTCAATGATAGCTTTGATGATACGGATATTCTCAACTAAAATCTGTACTGCATCATTTATTTCCGCAAGTATAGTTGTTATTTGTTTTACGTAATATGTAAGTTTACGTACTTTGGCAGCAAAGCCTGCAATCATTGGTGATGTGGAAAATCCTTCTAACAATTTAGCAAGTGCTTCACGAATTTCAAGCATAATTGTTCCAACTTTTATTCGTGCAATTGCCATAGCACGGCGCACATAAATTGCTATATCACAAACGTGATCACGGCGATTATTTGTAAATTCAATGCTTGTTCCCACAATAATGCCACGTGCAATTCTAGGAATTGTTGGTTCACCCGCTTGACCATCTTTCATCCAAGGTGGAAGTTTTGGTCCAGCGTTCACTTCTGCTTGACTACGATTATCTATGAAGCCACGTTGTCGTCTAAAATTATTTGTTAAGTTTAATGTATCGTATGCTTTCTTAACACTATTAGTAAGACTTTGTTGTGTATTGATTTGAACAGCTAATGATGCAATTTGTCTGATATCTGTGGTTGATGCAAAATCTCGATTGAGTGTATCAAGCTTACCTTGTTCACCAGCAAGACGTTCTGCTAAAAGTTTAAGCACACCATTTGATGCCGTAGGTTGGCGCAAGCTACTTCCACGAATAGCTGGTGCAATTCCAGTCACAATTGGATGCTGTGCAGATTCCCCATCTTGAAAATATCCAGTTACCCAATTGCCTTCTTTGGGACCAGAAAATAAATTTGCCAAACCAATAGAAAAATTAACTTGCGCCCATGGCAGATAACTTGTAGGGAGTTGACTAACCTCGGAAGTGTGATACCCAACAATACGAACACGGACACGACCCATCTTTAAAGGATCTTGTCGATCTTCGACAACTCCATTCCATAAAATAAAATTAGGTGTAGTTACATTTCTCATTATGCTATTCCTGCTTGCTGTAGTGCTGGCGTATCAGAATTAATAAACTCATTATTGGTTGTATCTGTAGCAAGCTCAACAATTGTTTCATGGCGATCATATCGAATAATATGCCTTGCAGCAGTAATTAAATATTTTCCATACAATGTATTGTCATAACCAAAATCATCGGCTATTGATCTCGTAGGCATATTTAGGAATAGTGTATATCCTGCTGAAAGTGTAAAATTACCCGGAAGAGTTACTTCTAATCTCTTTTGCATCAGATTAGTTATGATTGGTTTGCGTTGAAATTTATATCTGTTCGTATCATCAATTAAATTAGAAGTCTCACGATCATTTTCTTTAATATAACTATTTTGCGGACCTGGGCTTTGTCTAGCCGCAGGTGATATAAAAGCAACTCTTCTTGCATCAAACATTTGACTCAAATCTGTGCCATCTCTATTCTTTAGTGCGCTGATATTAGGAAACAAATTAGCATGTTTTTTACCAATAAACATATTGGTATAATTAAATTTCTTTTCATTATAATATTGTGTCATTGGATCATATTCAATCAGTGTTCCTGCATACACTCCATCCATAATTGATTCTGCTAAATTGTATTGAGACACAACTCTCACATCACGAGCACCTAAAAATTCTTCCGATACGTCAGTTGAAAGATTTTTGGGTTTGAAATTTATAGTGTATAATTCTTTTTGTGTTAATAGTGTTCCCAATGATACGAAGTTAAATCCTGATCTGTTCTCGAAGAAAAAATAATTAGGTATATTTTCTGTGCCAACCGAACGACTGGCAATCCATTCTAATGCATCAAATACTCCACCCAAACTTGGATTTGGTGATAGATTCGGTACAACAAAAGATTGTATACCCTCAGTCTTTTCAATGTAACCTATTTTATCTTTAGCTTTAAGATTTGTAGATAGTATGTCAATAACAGCATCATGATAATTACCTTTATATCCTTTTCGAATTTTTGCACTCGACAAAGAATATATTAATTCTTCTGAAACAAAATGCAACACATACATTTCTGATGTTTGATTTACATTTTTTCTTTCGGCTTGTTTATAAATTCGAAAAGTTTTTTTTATTTTTGTATTACCATCTTCGTCAGCTTTACCAATTTCCATTTCTAAAAATTCAGAGCCATCAAAGTAGAGTTTTTTAGTTAATCCAATAGCATCACGAATTACAATGTTACCAGACATACAAGGAAAAAATATTGTGTCAAATATATTCAATTCATCAAATAATGTTGATATATCAAATACGCCAACTTTAGATATGAGTGATAATTTCTTTATCTTGAATTGTGTGGTTTGACCAATGTTTAACAAATCAGCCATTATAACAAAACCCTTTTAAGTTCAGTTTCAACTCTATTTACAAATTCTGGTTTTAATATTTTAATTGTACGTTTGGCGTCATTTAGTTCCTGTTCATAATCATAATACGTTTTAGTTTCTTTAGTTGTCACAACAGTCATGGTTTCACCACCCTTCAATGTAATTGTGGTGGTACCCAAAGATATATTTGCATATGCTGCTGCATCAACTAAAATTTTATCTTCAACAGATTTTTGTGTAAGAGTTATTGTTCTCTTTTCAACTCTATAGTAAGCATAAACATTTGCCTGTGACCAAGTCAATCCACTTTGTCCTGTGTTTGCATTAGCAACATATTTTGATTCAACAAATCGGTAAAATGTTCTTTCATCTAAAGGCCAATCATACTGTGGATCAAGTATATCATTAAAACCTAAAATAATCCAATGCCGATTTGGAGAATCGTATAACTTATATGCTAACCCCTCTGGAGTGTCTCCATCTTTAATGTCATACTTGTAATATGTTGCCGAATTTTCTTTCAGTTCTCGTTCAAAAGAAAAACGGGTTAATATATTCGTTACAACATCACCTTCCGTATTTTCGGTTGTGGACGTGTAGAATGTTTTAGGAAAAGTTTGAAAGTAGTTTGCCATTTATATTCCGTATTGATCTTGTACTTTTTCAATGTATGCTTGACCAGGTCTTAGAAAAGCTTTAGTAACAATAATAGTTTCTTTAAATTGTAATGACATTCGAATTCCAACTGGCATACCAGTTCCACCAATTGTTGGAGTATCGTTACCCACAACTTCAAATGCAGAGAATCCATTTGGTGCATAATCTATATCCAGGTTTTCCAATACGCACGTTGAAATTCTTGGAATATTCGGATTTTCTTTACCAGCATAATAAAATTTAATATCAAATTCTGAAGGAGGAATTAAAAAGAATCCTCCACTATTTGGAAGAACTTCTGGTGCTTGATGAAAACGAAATAAATCAATAATTTCTTGTGCTTTTTTAGCTTCTTCTTGACTCTTGGGCCAAAACATAAAATCAAATCTGAATGATCTTAAATTAGGTGAAGAATACAATACTTCAAGCATTGGATTTTGAGCAACGCCAGTTCCTGCTGCAAACAAAACACGTCCAAAATCACCCAATTGTTTGAGTGCATAGTTTGCAATAAATGGAGATAAGTTACGAACAATTGCTCTTGTTTTATCTGTTAGGGATGCATTTTTAGTTCGATTGATTGTATCCGCAAGACTTGCACCACCAGCAGCCAAAGCTGCCAATGGACTATTACCAGGAGACACGTTTGAATCATATGTTTGATTGTATTGAAAATTTAATGTGTCTGGCATATACAATGCAATTGTCTCGGTAGTTTGTTGTACGGTACGAACAAAATTTATATCCGACACATTTTTAGCAAGAGCCCCAATACCACTAGCCGCTTCTAATCCAGCAGCTTTAGCAACAGTAATCCCATCCTCGGCATATTGTTTAACAGATTCAGGTACATTTTTATCATAAGCTGAATCAGCACGACCAACTAATTCATCAATTCTTATTCTTTCCAATACACTAGCCATTGTTGCGGTAAGTGCGCCGACACCAATATTTAAAGCTGCGGCAAGATCACTTGAGCCAGCAATATTTCTTATTGCTTGACGATCTTTTACATAGGAAGTTGCGTTTCCAGTAGCTTGTGCTTTGTACTGAGTTTTAGCCTGTGTATTAATATGAAAGACAATATAATGATTTAAGCTAGTGCTACCCAAGTCAAGAGGGTATCTATATATCTTATACGAGAATTTTTTATCTTGACCTTGAATCGCTTCATTCGGTACAAGAGTTGGTATATTAACTTGAATGTCCATTTTTTACCTTAATCTAATCATATATTTATATGAGTTATGCTGGCAAGACTTATAAGGGTAAGTTTAAACCCAAAAATCCGTTGAAATATAAAGGGAATGCGGAGAACATTATCTATCGTTCATCGTGGGAAGTTCGTGTAATGAAGTATTTAGATGACAATCCTAGCATCATTTGGTGGGCATCCGAAGAAATGTTTGTTCGATATTACAATCCCATCGACAATAAGATACACCGATATTTCCCAGATTTCATAGCTAAAGTTCAGAAAAAGAACGGGGAAGTGGTCACCTACATGATTGAAGTCAAACCCGAACGTGAAACTAAGCCCCCAATACAAAAACGAAAAACTCAACGTTTTCTGAAAGAATCTGTCACGTATGTTATCAATCAATCTAAGTGGAAAGCTGCTACAGAATTTTGTAAAGATCATGGTTGGGAATTTAAAGTGGTAACCGAAAAAGACTTGGGCATCTAAGATAAATAGAGTATGGCTAAAAAACTTATTGATCGCATAAAACTATCCCTAGCAAAACAAGGGCTCGAACCTCGTTCACGAGAATCGAGACAATGGCTAAACGCCAAAATAGCGGAATTGAAACCGACAAAAGCTGCACTTATGGCAGATAGACAAAGATTAAAAACGGGATCAATAATTGGCAAAATGTACTTCTATTTTTACGATCCCAAGACAAAAGATACATTGCCGTATTATGATCGTTTTCCTTTAGTCATACCGATTGAGAAATACAAAGATGGATTTCTGGGTTTGAATTTACACTACATTCACCCCAAGTATAGAATTACTTTATTAGACAAATTGAGTGAAGTAGCATCGAATAGAAAATATAATGAGCAAACAAAACTCAGGATTAGCTATCGTTACTTGAGGGCATCTTCAAAAATATTTGAAGCAACACCGTGCATCAAAAGATATCTTTATAGTCATGTCGAATCTCGTTTTCTGGAGATCGATGCAGACGAATGGGACATTGCAGCATTGTTACCGATGGAATCTTTTGTAGGTGCAACGACAAGTAAAGTATATGCAGAATCAAAGGATAAATTTTAATGTCACTCAATGCATTTATTAGTAACATTGTAGGAAATAATGGACTAGCAAAACCTAATAGGTTCAGTGCGGTTATTACCTTGCCTAGAACTCTTGGTTTAAATTGGACATATTCAGAAACATTGTCGATGCAATGTGAAGCAACAGAATTGCCGGGTAGAACTTTGATGACGGCAGATGCAAAAATATATGGTCCAATATATAAGCAGCCATATCAAACACAATACAATGATATAACATTAACTTTTTTATGTACATCTTCTTTTTATGAAAGAAAACTTTTTGAGGCTTGGATTAATTATATTATGCCAGACTCATCAAATAATTTAAGATTTGGCGATACATATAAAACAAATATACAGATATCCCAATATGATGATGCGTCGGCACCAGTACACAATGTTGATTATCCTTATACAAATACATATGCTGGTCGAAACACACCAGTTTATGAAGCTACCTTATTTGAGGCTTTTCCAATAGGAATTGCAGCACAACCTTTAAGTTGGACTGATGATGGATTTCATCGTTTATCAGTTCAGTTTTCATATTATCGTTATAAAGAAACCGCTAGTTATACTAAATTTTCACGACCACCAGGTAGGAATGGATTAGAATAATTATTTTGATTGGAGTTTTACCATGTTACCAAAAATTGATACACCCATATATGATCTGACTTTACCATTATCTAAAAAGAAAATTCGATTTCGCCCTTTTCTAGTAAAAGAAGAAAAGATTCTTTTGATGGCAATAGAATCGGAAGATGAAAATGCAATGTTATTGGCAGTCAAGCAGATTGTCAATAATTGTTGTTTGAATCCTGATTTTGATGTTGAAAATATACCTCTTTCTGATTTAGAATTTTTATTTTTAAATCTACGTGCCAGATCGGTAGGTGAAGTTGTTGAATTGCAATATAAATGCAACAATAAACCAAATGCTGGTTCAGAAGAAGAATGTGGTAACTTAGTTAAATTTGATTTAAATCTTTTGGAGATACAACCAGAAATTCCAGAAGGACATACTAATAAAATTGAATTGAGTCCTAAAATGGGTTTTTTGATGAAATATCCAAGCATGAAATCGATGGAAAATGTTGAGGGTAATGATGTAGAAAAATTAATGGATATTTTAATTTCATGTATTGATTGTGTCTACGATGAAGATAATATGTACTATGCCAAAGATCAAACAAAAGAAGAACTAACTGAATTTGTAGAAAATTTAAATCGAGTTCAATTTGCAGAATTACAAAAGTTTTTTGAAACTTTACCTAAAGTTAAAAAAGAATTACACTTTCATTGTGATAAGTGTGGCTATGATGAAAATATTTTTGTGGAGGGCATCCAAAATTTTTTCGTCTAACTTTTCGTCATGATAATTTGAGAAACCACTTTGAGACTAACTTTGCATTAATGCAGCACCACAAATACAATCTACATGATATTGAAAAAATGATACCTTGGGAGAGAACAGTTTATACTACATTATTAATTAATTATGTTGATGCAGAAAATGAAAAACTTAAACAACAAAAACTAGCACAGAGATAAAAAATGGCATCTTTTAGAGACATACTTGCTGAACGCCGCAAATCGGGAGCAGGATTAGGCAGTTCATTAAAAACCGCATTCAGTGAACGAGCAAAAGAAAAACTTGATCCTCGCAACTACCTTTTTGCTAAGGGTGGTATGGCTACAGCATTATTTCCTAAACTTACAGGTTATAAAGCAAAATTAGGAACAGAAAAAATTAAAAGAAACGTTGGTAGTGATAGTATAGCTGTTGAACCAGTTATCATGAAACTTGATGAACTCAATATGCAATTTAGAATTGTAACTAAGAACAGCATGTCATTACCAGGAATGGCACGTGATATGAATATTATGCGCCAGAACATCGTCAAGCTTGTATCTAAACTAAAAGTTAAACCAGCTACTAGTGCAGACGAATTTTTTATGGACGCAAGTCGAAAAGAAAGTGCCTATGAACAATTATTTGGAAGTAAATCATATTCACCGACAGCAGCAGGAAAAGCAGGTAAAGATAAAGGATTCTTGAGAAATTTGTTGGGTGGAGGAATATCGAGTTTTATTCAAAGTATAGTTACTGGTTTGTTGAAGGGTGGTTTACTCGTAGTTGTGGCAGAGGGTATAGGCAAATATATTACAGATCCAGAATTCAGAAAAACTGTGAATGAAACTGTTGATAAATTTATGACTAATTTATTTGGTGAAGAGTGGGCTAAAAATTTATTAGTAGGCTTAGGTGCATTAGGTCTTGGGTTTGCTGCACTTAACACTGATGTAGGTTCATTGGGAAAATTAGGTTTTAAATCATTAGAATTGTTACTAATGGGACTGTCCTTGGTAGGCGGAGGTTTAAAAAAGCTAGGGCCGTATCTTTTGCAAGCTGTTAAATTATTTGCGAGATTGGCTCCTGCAATAGCAACAATACTAGCTTTAGTTGGACCAACAAATCGAGATACCGATGAAGATCAGCAAATATCAGCTAAACGTGAGGAAATGGGTCTTAAAGATTCTGTATATTCCGAAGAAGAAGAAGAAGCAAGAAGAGAAGCTTTAGAAGAATTAAAAGCTTTGGAAAGTTCAACCACAGGAAATGATAAAGGAATTACAGGTAAATTTTCACCTGGAGTGTATAAGAGTGCAAAGCAACAAAGAATTGATGAATTAAAAGATATAATTGATCCAACTCGTAAATATGATCGTGCAAGCAATTCACCAACATCAATGACATTTCCTACCGCTAATATTGGTGAAAGAGCACAAATTGAAGAATATTTGGGCCGAAAAATTAGTGACACAGAATTTGGTTTATTACTTAAGGCCGTATATGCAGAATCTAGCAGAAATAAAAGTGAATATGCTAGAGTTATGGCAGTAATATTAAATCGCACGAGAACAAGTGGAGCAAGTATTCAAGATGTTATAGAAGAACCTGGTCAGTTTGAATCAGTTACAGGTTTGTATAACAAAACAACCAAAACTTGGAGTGGACCTAGTGCAAACTACATACGTGGCCCAGATAGTAAATCTCTTAACATGATTTTGGATAGTACAGATGAGTTACCTGGCGTATCAAAAAAATTAGATTCTTTTACATCAGCAAATAGAAAACTTTATGAAAAAGAAGGAAGAAATGCAGGTTTCTTGGATAAATTATTAGGTAGAGGTGGTGAACAATTCGGAGGAACTATTTTTGCCAATGGTAATTATGTTCCTAGTCAAGCATTAAAAAATAAAAGATTACCAGTATATACTGAACCTAATAGTGGTAATGTACTAAATGAAATGTCAACGGAGTTTATGAATAGTTTTCGTGGCGGAGCAGGAACAACTAACGTCAATAATACAACAAATAATATTACAAAAAATGATAGTGGTGGCGGCGGAGCTGTGTTAGCTGCGGATGGTCCTTACAATTCTGATCTAGCTAAAACATTCTTTGGTAGGTAAAAAAACCCCCCAATAAACTTCTTGGGGGGCATCGATTTAGTCTTTATCAGCTAATGATTTAAAATAATCTAACTCTTCATCTTCATCTTCACTAAGACTTGGAGCAGATTTTTTCAATGTTGGAGCTGCAATTGAATCTTCTGCTTTACTCTTAATTGGTGCAACACCATCAAGACCTAAAACTTTATCCAACTTTGCTTTCAACACATCATATGATTTGAAGTTTTTAGGTTCCAAGAATTCTTTCAACGAATATTCTTTTTTCCATAATGCTTCAAGTTTAGCATCATCTCCATCAAGAACTTCTGATGGCTTATCAAACTCAGACTTATCATAATTACGATAACCTTCAACTTGACGAATCTTAATCTTAAAGTTAGCACCTTCCCAGAAGTCGAAAGGATTTAACGGTGTCTCATCTTCAAACTCAGGATTCATTGCTTCAGAAATTTTATCGAAAATCTTTTTACCAAATTTATACAGTTTGATTTGACCTTCGTTCTCTGGATTCTTAGGATCAGATACGACAAGAATATTTGCAATATAAGTTAAACGGCGTTTTTGCTTACGTGCAATTTCTTTGTTTGCTTCGATGCCAGAATTCCACAAAACAGAGTTATACTCTGATACTGGATCTTTCTGATTCAAAGTAGTTAAGGAGTTTTCGATATACCAACCGCCTGGGCCTTGAAATCCATGATTGAATACACGGACCCAAGGAAGTGATTCATCACCATCTGCTGCTGGCGCAGGTAGAAAACGAATGATAGCCATACCATTACCAGCTTTGTCTACTTCTGGTTGCCAGAAACGATCATCTTCTTTTGAACCTGCTTCTGCTGTGGGAGTATTGATTGATTCGATTGCTTTAGTAAGTTTATCGAATGAGTTGCTGTTGCGTTTAAGTGCGGAAAAATCCATAGTAGTTACCTCGTATAGTTAGTGTGTTTAAAATATAACGTATTGTCCACATAAGCATAATATACTCTTATATAGTCACCTCGTCAAGGTGTTTTTGTAAAATATCGATTGTTTGCCTAACATCACCTTTGTGCAAAATACCGATACCACCTGCTGCATTGAAACCTTCAATTACATCTGCCGTGTCATCAATTAAAATTGAATCTGGTGTGGCAAACTCAGCTTTTTTATCACGACCCGGAACAACATTGACTGGGTATGTAATGCCTTGTGTCTTGAGCCAAATCTTCTTTTGCTCTGCTACTGATTCGTGATGTTTATTACCACCAGATGAAGTTAGAATCTCAACGGGTATATCAAGTTGTCGAATAAACTTTACTAGTTCTACACCACCAGGATACCAATCAAGCTTTTCAAAGTTACGACCACTAACAAACTGGTCCCAGTAGCCATTCTCTTCTTCTTTACGTTCACGATATCCTACAGGGTTGACTTTAAATAACTCAATATATTTTTTGTGAAAATCTGATATGACCCCATCCATATCAAGATATATTTTCTTTATTTTCATCTAGTATCTTTCTCAATATTAATTTAAACTTCGTATTATCAATCGGTATAAACGGTGTATATTTTTTAAACATCATACTTATTTTAGGATATCGAATCGTATCATTAATCTTTTTATCCCATGCAGGCAGAAAATTAAGTACTGAATTTAAAATGCACATCGATTCAATAGATATACCCTCGTGCAAATATCTTTGCAGTAAATAAGGATATTGACCATCATGACATTTTAATATTTCATTATGATCATCATTGAAAGTACGAAACAGATTCGTCATATCATTTGTAAATGAATATGTCAGAGATTGAATCACACTTTGACGAACACGATAATACAATTCAGCATCATTCTGCAAAAGATTACCAATCCACGCATTCGAATCAGTAACAAAGTTAGCTACAAGAAAATCTTGCCCTTGTTCTTTGTTATTAAAGCGGCGTGATAGTTTATAAAAGTACCACTTATCTTTTCGATTCTCAAATGCCTCTACACTCGTACTCACTTTACCATTGTATTTAAAAAAATCATATGATTCGGTAGTGAAATGAAGTTTCAAAGATGAATAAAGACAAAATGCTTCATAACCTGTCATATTGGTAAACGATTGCCTTTCTCTTTAATCAAATTTAAGTTCTGTGCTTGCTCATGAATTTTAGATTTGAGATTTGGTGTAATTAATGTTGCAGCCACTTCCATCTCAAGTCCCGTATCTTTACAGTACTCACATATTGCTTCAATATAATTATAGTCTGTACGAGATACTAATTCTTCAATCGCCCTTGTGAATTTTAACATCTCTTCTTTTGTGGGCATTATTTCTCAGACGATTCAAAATATGGATTAATATTAAATGGATAATTGTTATTTGGTATATTTGACATATCAAACTTTTTGTCGTATATGCCATAACCCAAATCAACTTCATCATCGAACTTATCAATTGATAGATAATCATTATGTTCAGTTATTTCAATATTACCATTAATTGCAAATCCACATCCAAGTAAAAAATCTTTAAACATCATGAGCACATCAGATAATTGGCCCGTTTCAAAAGACGTTTCAGTTTTATTATCAAACGGATAGTTATTTTCACCAATAAATTTAAATTTCATAATATATCTCCAAGTTTATTTTTTGCCAGATGTTGTGGGACCTGCTGCTGCATATGCTACACAAATAATATCGTCACTTTTTGCATATGTACAACGAACAGATAATGGATCGATGCCTTTCGAAATTGCATTTTCGATGTTTGCTGCCATCAATCTACGATCTGTTAGATAATACGTGCATGTTGCAATGATAACCGATACTGCTATCAATGTTACACATACTGTAGTACCTGCCGAACTCATTCTACTATCTTTTATTATACTCATTAGCTTATCCTCACTCGATTGTAAAAAATGTGTCGTCCAATGTATGCAGTACGATGCATGTTCTTCCATCCGGGCTTAACGTAATCGGCATGATAAAATAAAGCACCTTTAGTTGGATCATACATTGTTTCATTGTTCAAATAAAAATTCAATGCTACATTCATTACTTCATTATACACTGGATCGTTTTCGGTTGTCAAGAGTTTTCTTCGAGATATGTTGTTTTGTCTTGCTTCACACCACCAAGAAAATTGACACACCCCTCCAGTTTTTTGCTTAACTACACCACAAATACTATTAACATACTTACCACTCTTAACACGATTCAGTGTAACAAATGCTACGGCAATCTGCCCTTCTAATGGTTCACTTTTAGCTTCAAAATAAATGTTATGTGCTAGGCACTCAACTTCTTGTTGTGCATGAGGTGACAACTGATAAAATTCTGCATCCAATTTAATTGGAATATTCACTTCAGCCAAAGCATGACCAAAGAATATAATAAAACAAACTAGTAAACTACTAATTAAAATAGTTAGGGACCGCATGACTTCTCCTTTAAAGTTAGGAGGGGAATAAATCCCCTCTTCCCGTTCAGGTAGATGATTTAGATTTCGGTTTGATCTCTACTGGTATATTTGAAACGAACCCATTAAGACTTGCTGCTTTCTTAATGATATCGTCCTCTGAGGGAAATGCTGGCAATGGTGGATGATCTGGTACGGCTGTACCATTCACTTTAGCTGCTTCTACTTTGATTTGCCAGTCTTGTTGAATTTGATCTTTCTTACCGAAGTACTCTTCAGTAAGTAAATCTTTAGACATTTTTAAGAGTTCGAGGCGAATCTCGAACGGTGATAGATTACTCATATTACTTCTCCTGTGTTGTGTGTGTTACTGGCGATTGTGTGTGGTGCCAGTATATCTATTTAGTATTTTTAATCCCACAAATTCTGAAAATACTTACCAAATAAACGAAAACCATTTTCTACACGTTTATAATTCTCTCTCCAATTTTCATCATCTTTACCATTACTTTCTTCGACTTTATATTGGAATGCAAAAATCATTTCATCTAATACCCAATCCCAACGATCATGTATATCACATTGAACTTTTTGTAAATCTGGCTCATGATAAAAATCAAACGTGTATTGTGAATCATAATCTTCGGTACTTGTGTATCTCATTGCTTCTGGAACATCTTCGAGATCAACAAGACCAGAACCATGTTTCTCTGCACGTAATTGTCTCAACATTGGTAGAATGATAATAGCTAATGTGCTATCCATACTCCAAGTATCCCAATAATCTATCTTCACATAATCAATTTTAGGATGAATGAAATCACGAATCTTTTGTATTGCTACACAAAAGGGTTTTAGGAAAGTTGTTAGATGTTCAATAATAGGTTCATCATAATCAATCTCACGCCAGAAGAAAATTTTCTCACATATTGTGTATGGTGATATCCAATGATTACGATAATTACTAATATAAACTTTCATAACAACTCCGTATTATTGGTGCCGACTGATTTGGTTATAAGGACAGTCGGCTTAAACCTCATTCAGCAGGTTAAGCTGCTAAAGCGTATAACTCATCGTTTGCAGTTATGGATTTTGCTTCTTCGGCTAGGAAGTCCCAACCCTAACGGTTTTCACATTACCGTGTTGTCCATATCCTTACTCTTTACCCTGTCGAGACCAGATCACCCCCATCAGAAGCACACATTAAATTAGTTTTAGTCGCCTCTAATTTAAACTGGCAAGCGGATTTATATAAGCCAGACATATATGCTTCTGGTGGAGGTGGGCGGAATCGAACCGCCGTCCAGAATACTTTTCATTCAACTTCATACAACAATACTTTTAATCGGTGATAAACTTCTCACGAATTTTATCTGCATCCGATAATTCTATACATTCTCTTGCTATTGATCTGGCAAAACGTTCTAATGCATCTCTTAATATTTTACCATTAAAATCAACTTCAGATTTTACAATATCGAAACCTGCATCTATAGCTAACTTCTTCACGGATTGATTCATAATTAACCTCACTGTACTGTGAACGAATGTCCACCTTTTTTCATCTGAGTATTACCGCCGCCTTGTTTTAATGGTCGATTGTAATGCATTTTACCTAAGTGTTGCTCACTGCCTTTTTTATCTGAACGATTAAGATGATGATATGATGCTTCACCACTTGGCTTCACGTGCATGATACTTTCTTGATTATGCTCATTACCAATCTTCTTCAAATGATGTACTAAACTATCATGATGTTCTTTCTCACCACCTTTAGAATGTACAACATAAGCACCTTCTTTTGCTACATCTTTTGCACCAGAACCGTACTGATACTGTCCTTTGTGGGGCCCAGACCAGCCACCGATATGTCCAGCTTTACGTGCGGTCTCTAAATGCCCTTGCATTTGCTTATGTGCAGCAGCAGTTTTTTCTGGTGTATCAGTATGCGGTCCTTCAGGAGATATTGTACCAACACTACGACCCTTTGTCAAGTGTTTGTTCACTCTTTGCTGGATTTCGTTACCTTCAACGATAAACTGTTTTAATGATAGCACAATATTCTCCTACAGAACGGTTATTATTCTATTTATGGGATTCGATTAAATCTTCGTATTTTAACTTTGCCAATATATAGTCTTTCACCAAACTAGAACGAACGATATCATCAGGCGTAAATTCGATACGAGTAAATGCGCCCATGTGATATGCAATATCAAAAAACTTCAATAATCCAGACTTGTCATTATTCTTGCGTAAATCTGTTTGCCGATAATCACCGCACCAGATGATTTTTGAACGATAACCGACACGTGTCATCACA